ATTAATAATTAATAATGAATAATTAATAATGAATAAATGGCTTCGCGACGCTGTATCGCGCACTGGGGGAGAGGAGGCGCCGCCGACGACCACAATTAAATTCTAAATTGGATTCATGGCGTCACCGATAATCAAAAGAATACAACAGGTGTGAAACCAAAGATTAAATAAACCGGCAAACAAGAAAAAAGTGAAAAAGTTCGAAACTTTTTCACTTTTTTCTTGCAAGTTAAAAAAAATTAGTATACCTTTGCGGTGTGTTAAAGGAGCCAAAGCAATTTTAACACAAAGAGTTCATTAAATAGATTATGTCACAGCATAAGTGTGTAAGATTAACTGATCTAAGCAAGTTGTGAAATCAATTGATAAGGGTAGCCTAAAAGATATTGAAAACTATAAGCAATCAAATATCCGGGGCATTAGCTCATCTGGCTAGAGCGTATGACTGGCAGTCATAAGGTGACCGGTTCGAGTCCGGTATGCTCCACTTGCAGAACAATAACATCATCAGAAACGCTATTATGCTCTGAATTAGGAAGTTATACTTTCTAATTCAGAGCATTTTTATTGTTTTTTATTCAAATATACACCCAAACGCACATTATTATTGTTGTTAATTTTGGGGGATTTTAGATGAATTTTGATGGATTTTGATGGAATGTTGTACCCATTGTTGTACCCTTGTTTAAACGTCAAATCATGTTTACAGTAAAATTAATCATTAGAGAGGATAAGAATAATTCAGTGAGAATCCGTATTACCAATCTCCGTAAGTCTGCACAATTCTCACTTGGCATCGTGGCTACGAAAGAAGACCTTGAAAATGCGTTGTCAGCGGATGCCAATACAAAACTATCGGGCGTTGCACGGACTCTCCGCGCTTACCGTGCTAAGATAGATTTGACTACCGACCAGGTGGTTGAGGATGGTAAAGAGAATGAACCAGCATCCATGCTTGCTGAGATTTTTAAAAATGCCCTGTTGGGATCCGGAGAGGCGGACATACCAAAGGATGAAAGCAAGAATCTGTTTTTGCCGTTTTTTAAACGCTGCATTGACTCTAAGACCAATGCAGGATATAAGGTTAGCCGGGAATATACTTACAAGACAATATGTGAATACTGCAAGAATGCAGATTCGCTCACATTCGAGGATGTTGACCTCAAATGGCTGAACAGTTTCGACGAATGGCTTATCGGGAAAGGTCTTAAACAAAACTCCCGGAACATCCACTTCAAGAATATCCGGACAGTTATAAACCGGGCGATTGATGAAGAGTTGACAGATAAATATCCTTTCAGACGGTTTAAAATTCGTCAAGAAGAGACACGCAAGAGACATCTCCCTATCGAGGATTTGCGCAAACTGTTCACATGTGAAGTGGAGGATTATCAGATTATTTACCGAGACATGGCTAAACTCATCTTCATGCTCTGTGGAATCAATACCGTTGATCTCTACAATCTGAAATGCGTCACATCTGACGGACGGGTGGAGTATAGGCGAGCCAAGACACACCGGCTGTATTCCATTAAGGTTGAGCCAGAGGCTATGGAGATTATTGAGAAATACCGTGGTAAGAAGAATCTCCTCAGTATCGCAGACCGATGGGGAAGCCATAAGGATTTCACCAAATGGCTTAATGAAGCATTGAAGAAAATCGGCAACGTAAAAAGGGTTGGACGGGGTGGCAAGAAAGAAATTAAACCGTTTTGGCCTGATATAAGCTCATATTGGATGCGCCATTCATGGGCAACAATAGCCTACAATGACTGCGACGTGAGTAAAGATGTGATTTCCCAGGCTCTCGGTCACAAATCAGGTGTTTCCGTCACAGAGATATATCTCGATAAAGACCAACGCAAGGTAGACGAGGCTAACCGCCGTGTCCTCGATTGGGTACTATATGGAAAGAAATAGCGAAAAGATAAATAAGAGGAGGAAAATATAAGAACGTCCTCCTCTTATTTATTATTTATGATACGTCTAAGGTTTGAACATAAGAATCCCCATATTGATAGCCAGTTTTACGGCTTCGATTCTCACTTCAAGTTTTGAGTTCATATTTTTTTGTTTTGAGTTTGTTATTTCTTACTGCAACATTGGCATAGGTATTTCCCTACGACCGGGTACATATTCTCGGCTATCTCTCCGGCAAGGTAGCACACGTCCTCGCCCGTCAGGTCATAACCCAAGCCCTTTGCGATATGCGTCGCCGCATGATGCAGCTCATGCACAAGGCTGTTGAAGAACTGCGGCTTAGATGAAGTCACGGAGATTACCAGCACACTAATGCCATCGCCGGAGAAGCACAGCCCGGTATTGCGGTTGCCCGAAGAAAGGTTCTCGTAGGCGGTTTCAAGATTCTCGCCCCGGCATCCCGCCTCCTCCAATGTCCGCATTATCTCATCAACCTCAAAATGTGTCACGGCATAGTAGGCGATTATCTGCCAATCTTCTTTGTCAAGATAAATGTCTTGGCGAATCATAGAAGTTCGTCCCAATCAATCAATGTACCTTTGGCATCACAGTCCGCGAGCCATTTGCGGAACACATTGCCCGATGGATTGTCCGCGTCATCAATAACATCGCGGATAAACAAGGCAAGGTGCTTCTCATCCTCGATACTCGACTTCCAATAGTCTGCTTTCGCGGAGTTGGCGACGTAAACGAAATTGTGCCCTTCGTTATGTTCCAATTTGATGTTGTGCTTTTGCAGAAGCTCCTCGACCGTCTCCTTTCCCATCGCGTCGATTGCCTCTTTCTTCCCGGTCGCGGGGTTGAGACGCTTCATTTTCTTTACCGCGAAATCGCAAGCCTTGCGGTTAAAATTGTAGCCATACGCCCTGAGGTAGCTCCTCATGCCCTCAGGCATCATTATATCGAATGTATCTAATGGTGTTGCCATAACAAAATTTTTGAAATTCCACTCCACTGCAACTATATGGGATTACTATGGAATTGCAATGGAGTGGAATAGGTTAATGTTTATCTACGCACATAGCGTCCAGTGCGTGAAGAACGACCGCGTCTTTCACCCATGTAGGGATCATCGTCATCTTCCCAGTCTTCCTCGTCACGATAGCCCATGCGGTTGCCATAACCGACACCATCGCGATTACCGTAACGACCGCCCCGGATTACATAGCCTCCGCGCTCGTGCATCGAGGAATCCTCGCAAAGCTCCTCGATACACTCGTAGAGCTTCTTTCCGTGCATAAGGACTTTCTTTGCGTGCTCCAGAAGCTCATCACTCTTCTGCTCTTCTATAATCATATAGCCCATAGTTTAGCTGTTGTTTGATTTACGACCACCGCTGCTCAATGCCTTGGCGAGCATGTCCTGAATGTTGCACAATGTGGTTTCCATGCCTCCTATCTTGCTTTCGAGCGCACCGATTTTCTGCTCCTGCTCCTTTTCTTTTGCGAGTTGCGGATTGAGAATACACATCATAGCTTCTCGGGAATCCACTACGCTCTGATGGTAAGGCACAGTTTCAAGCACCTGCTGGCTCACACGGCTCATCGCCTCCACCTCACGGATTATAGGTTCAGGATTGTCTGCTATCACGGTGTTTTGCTCCGGATACACACGGAATGTGTCCTTGGCTTTCAGCGCGTCGAACTTGTAGGTCTCCTCGCCTGCATGAGCCTCAACATTTACAAACGTATCCATCGGCATACCGAAATTCACAGCCGGTGTACCGTTCGCGTTTACAGGATCACTCCGCTTTGTCACGTATGCGACATGGAGCTTGGGGGCATTATCCTTGTCTCCTTTTCTCAAAATATACAGGGCACTGCCCTCGGTCATTCCGCCAAACATAAAGTATCAGTAATCGTAAATGGTTAATAAAATGGTTAAATTGTCGGTGCTGTCGGTGTAGCGGATGCCCCAGCCGCTGCCGGGACAGTAAACTCCATAAACCGCGCCACACCGGTGCGCTTGTTCAGATACAGCAGGCGTTCTGTTGTGCCTTGCACGCTCGCACCGGTCACATTGTTGCCCTGCGAGTCCACAATGTTCACCTTTCGCACTCCGGTGTTCTCCGAAGTGTTTGAGGTCGTGGTAGTGGACCGCCCGTTGTTAGGCAGCGCGAGCATCACCGGGAATGCCTCGCCCCCTGCCGGCACATCCGCGTGGATTGTCAGCAGGATAAGGCTCTCGCAAGGAAGCTCGCGGTAGTCGCAAGGGTTGATGCCGTAGACTGTCTGCGAGTTCACCGTGTCGAGCGACACACCGTTGGTCGAGAGGGCGTAGATGCCCCCAACGTCAATGCGGCGCAGACGCTGGCGTTGCTGACTGTCGAAGCCTACTGCAAAACCGATAGGCACAACCGCAGCTCTGAACGGATTCAGTGGATTGAATGGATTGAACATAACTTTCAGATTTTAAAAGTTACACAATCAGCATCCGCACTGAGCCTGAGCTGCAAACGGATTCACGTTGATGCCATAGCTCACCGGTACGTAGTTGCCTGATGCGGGGCAGTACGGCATCGGGAATGTCGGGGGCTGGTTACACTCAATCTTTGCAAGACGTGCCGAGAGGTCGGCAAGAGCCGCACCGAGAGGAGCCGTTGCCTGTCCCACAATCTGCGAAGTCATAGCCGAAGCCTTGAATGTGCTGTTCTCTTCACGGAGCGAATCAATCTTGTTTTGCATCTCACGCATGATTGCGTCACGCTGTCCGGCAAGGATAGCCTGAGTGCCATCCGTGATTGCGCCCTTGATGTCGCAGGTCTGACGCTCGGTAGCGAAGCCGAGGGCCGAGAAGCCGCGTTCCTGACCGATTGCCACATTGTTGATTACGCCGGTGAGGGCGTTTGTCTGCTGACAGATGGCGAGTTTGTTGTCGCAGCAGCACTGTGCCAGTTGGCTTGCGAGGGCGTTGTTGCCCTGGAGCATCGCGGTGATGATGCTGTTGGTGTTCTGACCCATCTGATTGCCGAGGCCGCAGATTGCCTGCGACACAGAGTTGATACCGGCAAGAATCTGGTCGCCCGAAGTGTTGACGGCCTGAGCGAGAGCGGCGATGTCAACTCCGTTGCGATTGAGGGTCTGCATAATCATCTCGCGTGCCTCCGCACTCTGACCGTTGCCATTGCCTCCGAAGATGCCGCCTCCATTGCCATTGCCGAAGATGGCGGCAATCACGATAAGGGCGATGATGTCCTGGAAACCACCGTTGTTGCCGAAAAAGCCTCCGTTGCCGTTTCCTCCGTTCATAAGTCCCATCAGATACCCGGTGTCGATGCCTCGGTTCTGGAGCAGGGCGGGAAGCATGGCCGCAAGGCTGTTGTTGGTAGCCGCGCCGCTGTCAGGGAACTGAATTACTTTTGTTTCTCCCATTTTGTGTGATAATTTTATATTGCGGAGCAACATCACTCCGTAACACAAAATTACCCATTGATATAGCCAGCCTCAATCAGGTCTTTCCTCTTGATTTCGTAATCTTTTCGTTGCCCTTTCGTAGTTGCTTCGCATTACCCTGCTCATCGCTATCCTGTCTTCGAAATCTGTCAGTATATATTGGACATATCTCGGAGTGACACCCATTAACTCTGCTATGCGTGTCGGATAATATCCCTGCTCACTGAGAATTTTAACACACATCCATCTCGCATCAACAATCTCCGCCTCGCTGCAACGTGACATGATTTTTGAAACTGCCACATCGGTTTCAGAAGTTACCACTTCCATGACGCAAGACAATACAGCTTTCGCACTCGACATATTTTTTTGCTTTATACAACGCGGAGTGAACAAAAAACAGACACCCTACGTTATGAGATTATACAATTAGTCAACTGTATAATCCTCGTAACATAGGGTGCTACTCTCCGGGTCGCTTGGCTTTGGTAGAGATAAGCGGTCCGGAGTTGCGGGGATTTTTTTATTTCCTCCTGTCTTTTTGTTTCTTTATTTCCTCCATCGCTATGCGCTGCGCCTCCTCAGGAGTGATTTTGCGAGGCTGGAATATAGATTTACCTGTTGCCGGGTCGATAGCTCTGCCAAGAACCTGCGCGACTTCCTCCTTGCTCCATATTCGCTTCTGCTCCTCGGTTAGCTTTTTAGGTTTCGGCTTAGGCTCTTGATAGTCATAGTCATAATATCCTTTGTCTATCAACATCAGCGTTAAGAAGTCCGCGCTGTCAAGATACCAATACCGGAGCCACGACCAGAACCCGTAATTACCGTAAAGGGCTTTTATCTTTTCGTTGTCGGACGATGCTTGTAACGCGCTCCCGACTTGCTGTCCTCCTCCTTTTTCGGCGAAGCGTCCTCGTCCAACATACTTTCCGCTGATGCCTTTCTCTCTTGCAGCTGTCTGACGGCTTCGCCAACCTGCATCGTAGAGAGAACGAGTGCTCGTTTTGAGCTTCCCAAGTTGGCTAAATAAAAATTTTTATTCTCGCCTACGGCTTCTTCGGAATTTAGAGTGGCTGATACTTTCTCACTGTCATTATATATGCGTCTCCACATATAGGCGAACGCGCCGGGAATAAGCCACAGCCGTTTCCCGAGCACTTTATGTGCCGCTTTCTTTGCGTATGCTTTGCGGATTTTGGTGTTGAGGTGCTTCGCCTTTCGTCGGTTCAGACCGTCCTCCTTCAACTCGTTCTGCCAGTAGCGGATGTCGAAGTCAAGGTTAAGCATCTTTAAGTTCTGACGTTGCGAGGTTGGGCGAATATGCCACACCTTGCCGTCAATCACTATATTCTCTCCAGCTCCGCGTTGCAAGGCATTAGCATCGACAAGTAATCCAAGCATCGCCTGCTCGTCAAGCGTCAGTTCTGGTTGTTTCTCTGTTTCTTCTGCCATAGTTGTGGATTAAAAGGGTAACGGTCAAGCCAAGCAAGACCGTTACCCTTTGTTAATGATTTACTTCTTAAGGTTCGGTTGCAGCTTCAGCCGCGAGAGGGTCTGCCGCAAGTGGGATAAACATCAGCGTTGACAGATTGTCGGTCTTGATGCTCTCGCCCTGAGCCTTGATGGTGTACTGCCAAAGGTCATCATCGTCAGTTCCGGGGGAGAAGTTGACCGCGCCTTTCGGGAACAGAGCAAGCTCGTTGTGAGCGAGGTTGAGCACGCCTACAGGACAGCGCACGTCCATATCCTCGGGGTTGAGGCCGATGATAGGCTTGCCTGACGCAAGTTTGAAACCGTCGCCCAGCACATCAGCTGTATGCTCTCGGCCACCGGCAAGCATTGCGGTCTCTTTGGAGTGAGGCACGCGACAACTCCATGCAAATGTGCCGGGAGTGTCTTTCGAGCGGATTACGCCACCCTCCGTGTTTTTCAACACCTCGATTTCAGCCTCGTCACCATCCCATGAAGGCGAACCTTCCGTAATGGGACCGCAGTCATAGCCCTGCGCCATTATCTCTGCAAGAGCTGTTTCTGAGTTAAGGTTTGCAAGATCGTAGTCCTTGAAAAGGATTACACGTGCATAGCCGTCAAACATTCGGGTCTGCACATCAATTCTTTCTACTTTTGCCATTATTATTTATCAGATTATTGTTTATAATTCTTATTGGCTGCTTATGCCATACTCCCATCTCATATTGTATGTCACGGAAGCATAGCCTGTCGAGTAGTCGCGCTGTGGCGGCGTTATGGGCTGTGGAGATAAGCGGAAGAAATATCCCTGCGAATGCTTGCGGTGTATCAGTGGCTCAATCTGTTGCAGGATAAGGCGCATACGGCTTTTCTTGACCTTTGTGTCGGGCTGTAGTTTGCAGCGCAGATATAGGGCAATATTGCCTTTCATCGCTGTATTGTCCTGCGTCACATTCTGTGGATTGCCGTTATAAAGTATCTCGATATACTCGTCATCGGAATCCTTGTTGCCATGCTCCCCATCGGCAAACACTTTCAGCGTCACCATCTCGCCACTCGCGCTCTTGGCTTGTACCTTGCCGTCAAGCAATGCCGCCAATGCAACGTCCGGTGTCAGTTCTGCGAGGGTCATAGCGTTGTGCCTGTTGAGGTTGATACACTTTCCGCAATCGGGCGAAGTCCGGCAAGAATCTCGTTCACCGCATCCTCGTATGTTTTCTTGAAGAAGCCCTGCCCGCGTCCTTTCGGAGAGCCGAACTCGTTGATATGAAAGGCGTAAGGCACGGTTGACATCACCACAAACCATACTCCTTTGGAGAATGTACTTGCGGCATCCGCAACTGTGCGTCGCAGGAACTCCGAGCCGTCAATACCGTAATGGTTTACACCTCCCAAACCGCTGTTTCCTTTCTTGGAGGCGTGTTTTGCGGTCGGACGGAAGTAGACCACTGCGCCATCGGCATAGACCGCACATCCGGTCGCATCATGGAGGTTTCCGAGATATTCGGGTATGTAGCCCGAATCTATCGCGGTAGCCACCGTATCTGCGGCTCGTTTGAGCACGGCAATCAAATCGGGCTGAATCACGCGCTTGGCGTGAACCGTCAAGCCTTTCATCAGCACCGATTTGTTGTAGCCCGTGTAGCCTCTTACGCTTCTTGCCATCGCTATTTCTCCGTTGATTGCTTAATCTCTATCTCCGTCACCCAATCGCCCGTGAGGTCGAGTCCGAGGTCGTTGGTGAGTTTGACAATTCCCTCGCGCTTGCGTCCGAGCTGCGTTGTCACGCTGATTTTGTCGTTCTCCTCAACCATCACCGCCTTTGGCAGATACACCACATCGTTGTGCGAGATTATCGAGAGGCTTGTCTGCCCTCCCGGCTGAAAGTCACACACGCCGTTGTATATTTCCTCAGTCAGTGGATTGTCCCACTCGTCATACTCGCCCGTGGAGCGGGTAATCCAGCAATGGTCGCGGTAACTCAAATCGCTCATAACATCCTGCGTCTTGGGATTCGCTTAACTCTATCGCTCGCATCAAACATCCCTCCGCTATCGCTCACATCCTCGTCCAATTCCGCTCCAAGCTGACCGCGCAACTTGTCGCCAAGCGCACGGAAAGCCTCGCGGTCTTTGGTTGTCAGAGGATAGCCGCCGATGGAGATTTGACGGTTGCCACGCTTCTCACTCTTGGTGCCGCCGGTGATTGCCGCCGACATGGCGTAGTACAACGTAGAGAGGGCGTAACGGAGACCGTTCATGTACTCAGGATCGTTGATATAATCCTCTATCTCGTCGCTCAATGCTACCGCATGGAACGGTTCGGGTCGCGCTTCAAGCGGCGATATCGCCGCCACTTCAAGCGTGTTGGATTCTATCTGATTGCCGAGTCCGTGAAAGTGCCCCCTAAGCCAATTCTCTACCGTCATACTCCGTCAGTGTTTAAGCGGTTTTCCTCTCTGATGCGGCTGAAGCTCCTGCGGCGATTTCCTCCATCTCGATGTAGTGGAGGTCGCTTGGGGAAGTAGGAACAGCGAGGAACGATACCTCGGAAATCCATTCCTGTGTCTTGCGGCGACCGTCGTAGAAGTACTCGATAATGCCCCAGCCGTTCATGAAGTTGGCATAAACATACTCCTTGTCGGGTCGTATCACCTGTACAGGCTGAATGATGCCGATGTTGCCGGTGGGACGGATAAGCACCACGCCCTCCTCAAACACAGTGAGTTTCTTCTGCTTGTATTTCTTGGTCTTGCCGTCGAGTTTGTCCACGCCGACGATTGCGGTGTGGAGTTTAACCTCGTCTGCGCCCACTGCCGATTTGAACCATGCCACTGCTGCCGCATCGCTCCATTCGAGAAGTTGGTTACGGCCAAGCTCCTGCGCCTTGGCCGAAGATGCGGTTGCTTTGCTTAGTCCGGCAACAAGGATTGCAAGTTCCTTGTTGGGATTGCCAATCATCTCAAGCACCGCAGGATGTTCGAGCATACGGAAGAAAGTGCGGTAGTTCATCTCGACACGCACGTTGGAGAATCCGTTGTACTGGTCGATGCGAAGTTCGCGTATTTTCTTCTTGATGGTCATTATGGGGTTGACCGAGGGGACATACTCGATAGAGCCGTCGGCTTTGACGGTGTACCACTTCTCTTTCTGAATGTTGTCTTCGGGAACTCTTGCCTCAAAGTCCACGCCAACGATGCCGTCGGGGTTATTCTCTCGGGTGATATGCAGACCTCGGCGTGAGAGCATCTGGCCGCACTGATAGTTCAGCGACGCCACAGTGCTTTCGGGGAACGCGCGGAGGTCTTCAGTTGTCGATTTGATAAGGTAGTCACGGAGCGATTGACGTGCGCCCTTACCCTCCATCACTGCTGAAAGCACCTCGTCTCGAGCCGTAAGAAGACGTTCCTTATAGTCATCCTTACCGAGTTTTACGGTATATCGGATGGTCGGAATGTTCTGTGTCCACTTGGTCAGCTCTGCCTCACGACCACGGGCTATAGGCTCGGAGTCGTTGTCTACATAAGTCGCCATGCCACGGAGGTATTTCTTCGCTTCGGCAAACTCCACCTCGGAGTTGAGTTTGATTGAAGCGTTGACGAAGCCGTCGGTTTCGAGGTCGGTTGTCTCGAAGCCTTTCAGTGCGGTGTCGTAAAACGTCTGGAGGGTGGACGACGAATTAAGGTCGAGTGTCGAGGCTATGTCAATGCCTGCTACAAATTCTTCGATATTCATCTGTTAGTCCTTTATTTGAGAGTAAAACTTGATGCGTCCTTTCAGCTCCGCTTTCTGCGCCTCGCTGATTTCCGCACTGATACGGTCAATAAGTAGCTCGCCTCCGTCCACGATTGTGAGCGTGCAGCACTGTGTTCCCATCACGGTGTCATGCCGGAGTAGTCCGCTGTAAGGAAGCGACATATCCGCTTCCGCTCCAACGGTGGCAGCTCCACCGATTTCGGTTGTCGACACGGGAGTGCCGAGCGGGATCACTGAACCTGCGGGATAGGTGTCGCTCACTGCAAGGACCGCACCCACAGGCACTTCGCTGAGAATGCGATGCCATGCGTTGAGTGTCTTTACTCCTACGCTGGGATACTCCTTGATACCGAATGAATTGCCATAATTCTTTGCCATTGTTCGGAATTTTGGGTGTTAATAATTTGGTTGATTTCCGGCAACTATTCTCCCTTGTCCATGCCAAGTGCAGCGCGGATTTCAGCTCTGAACGCTGCATCTTTCTCCGCAGGATCGCCGCCTCCGCCATCGCCCTTGAATGGCTGGGAGAAGTCAGTCACGCCTTTCTCCTTGACCGCAGGGTCGAACTCTTCGCGGAAAGCCGCTATAAGCTGGTCGCCGTTCATCTGTTCGCCTCCGGCCTTGTAGACTTTCATCGCCACACGCTTTGCGAGGTCGCGCTCCTTGGGGAAGCCGCTTGCATAGCTCCAACTGTTGACAAAGTTGTCAAGCGCCGAAACTGCATCCTCTTTGGCTTTGGCAGCCTCAAAAGCATTAAGCTTCTCCTGCAAAGGATTGAGCTTCTTTTCAAGAGCTGCCTCAACCGCCGATGCGATTGCGGTCGCAAGGTCGGGCTGTGGTGTCGGTTCGGGGTTGGGTTGTTTGCCGGGGTCAGAGGGATTTGGATTAGGTGTGTTATTCGGCTGCGGCTTGTTATACCGCTCGTAATCCCGCACTTTGTCTGCCATGCTCTGATAGGATTTGAGTAGATTGAGTGTGTTTTCGCTCTGCACGAACCCGTCAATCTGGCTCTCGTCTGTGATGAAAGTTTCTACGGAAGCGGCTACCCTTTCAAATACCTCGTCTCCGATACCCAGCTGCAACTGCCCGAGTTCCTTGTTTGCCCTCGTTCCGTACTTCTGTTTTAGAGCTTCCTTAAGTTTTTGTTTCATATTCAGTTGGTTAAAAAGAAAAGAGCCGACAAACGATTTTACTCGTCTATCGGCTCTTTGGCTCTGGTGAATATATGTTACAGTCGAGGGCGCAGTGCGGAATCCAACCGCCGTCGCTCATTTACAACATGAGAGTTCTAACATTGAACTACAACACCCTCTCCATGTATATGTATGTGGAACATGGGGGATTCGAACCCTCGGCCTTCTGCTTGCAAGGCAGACGCTCTCGCCATCTGAGCTAATGTCCCTTTCCCCCCTCCGTGACATCCATCTCGGACTCGGAAGGGTCTTTCTTTCAAAAATACAGAACTAATTAACAGGTATAATGTAAGACTTAACCAATCTTGTTATTATTGGTCCAGGCTGATGCTGTCCAAGCGTATGGGTATTTCTCTCCTGCAACGCTTGCACCAGAGCCATACATTGCCTCGGCCTATTACATCCTCATATTTCCCAAGAACTTTCGGCTCTCGGCCATGCTCTGCACATCGCGGACAAAGAATTTCTCCTTTCATGAGCGCAAAGATAGTAATCAAAAGTTAATTATGCAATAAAATCTAATATTTTTATTTAAATTTTATTATCTTTGCACTTGAAATTGAGCCACAGAGCCACTTGACCCCAGACGGGACAGGTGGCTCTTGTGCTTTTTAACGACCGCATGGCATTCAGAATACTAAATAGCAACATAGTTTTTCCTGCGCTTTATCCCAAGGTTGAGCGCAAACTGCCAACCGCCAAAGACTGTGGATGGACTCGCGTAGGTGGATTTTTGCTGCGCAAAAAAGTGGACTACATTCCGCAAGTCGGATTGCAGGAAAATGTGTGCGCTTGCGAATCAAACATTATCTTTTTGTGCGGAGCCGCTTCTATGGGAAAATCTTTTGCGGAGATTCTTTTGGTGTTATATGGAGTTGACCGAATCGGCAGGTCGTCGGCTATGATTTCCACACGCCTCCAGGATTCAAAGAAGGGTTCATCTATTTTCCGAGACAATGAACTTGTGCTCGGCAAGTTTGCAGGATGTGAATATAATACATCAGACTATCCGACATTCTATTGGCCGCAATGGACTTCGGTGCATCGACTTATCCACTCCAATTTTAACACGGATAATCCTACCGAGAGGTCGCAATTCATTGAATACGCAAAGAAAAACCAAAATGGTTTGCAGATTTTTGACGAAGCAAACGACCTACCGGAGTTTCAATACCACTACTGGAACTCGCGAAACCGTGACTCTTCTGGATTACCGCCACAGTCAGTTTATTCTTTCAATCCCCCCGACCCGGACAACTACTTTACACGAATTCTTCGTGGTGGAGGTTACATCGACTCAACTTGGCATTTTGACTTGCGGATGAATGGCGTGACTCGCTACTTTTTCTCTCCATCTGATAATGTAGACGAGTTTATTTGGGGAGATACGGCGGAGGAAGTTGCGCGAGCTGCAAATATTGAAATTACTGAAAAAGACCGTGCTGCGGGTCTGACGCCGGAGAAACTTGTAAAGTCATTTACAGCCTTTACAGGCGAGGCTTCTGATAACCGTGAGCTTGTAAATGAAACCGGAGGCGGTTCGGTATCCAACCTCCTGTATTCCGGTCAGGCGGACGTTTTGAAAGGTGCCTACTTTGGTCCCCGCGACAACGAGAACGTTGGCGTAAGCCGCTCTATGATAGGCTCCCTTTGGGAGAATCCGGTCAACGACGACAATAATTTATATGCGACTTTTGACGTAGGCGGCGGCAAGGGCGACTCTGCGCCTATGATAATCTGGCGCGGATTGCAGATGATAGCCATTGAGTATTTCAAAGGCGAGCCGCAAGAACTCGCTGGGTGGGTCAAATCAATTCTCGATAGATACGGAGTGCCCGTAACCCATTTCGCCTACGATGCCACAGGCTTCGGTTATTGGTTGCAAGGGCTGACCAACGGTGTGCCCATAACGGCCAACAAACGCCCGCTCAAAGAATATGACGAATACGGCAACGAAAGCCAGCGCGATGAATACTTCAACTGCCGTTCTCAATTGCTCGGCAAACTCGAAGTCGCACTCAAACGCGGGGACATATCCTGCGCTATCCCCAAAGACAAGTTGGTTCAGTATGGCACGAAAGCTGACACGCGCAGATTCATCGACGTGCTGATGGATGGCACAAACATCTTTATAACGCAGAAGAAAAACGGCAAGACCTACTACCGCAATAAAGACGAGTTCAAATCCAAGTTCAAATACTCCCCCGGTGAGATTGACGCAATGTCTCTCCGCATGGTCTTTGAACTCGACACCCGCGAGCGCAAGCAGCCCAAGCCCCAGGTCCCCGACAACGCATATCACGCTCTATACCATCGCCCCAAAATCATCGGCGGATGGGGCAGATACAGATAATTCAACAAAACTATGAATATAAGTCAGCATCTTAAAAAAGAGTATTGGAAACGCAGAGTCTATCATGATGCACCGGAGAGACACAAACCTGTGGGCGATGCCGGATATTATGCACAACCTACAGCTTCATTCTCCGACTGCGAGTATGACCTCTACACATCTGAGGATTTCATGCGAGAGAATACACCATCAGCTCACGACATAAACTCTCGTTATATGTCGCTTCGTCCAATTTACGACGTGCGCGAGAAAGAGGTGACAGGAGAGGATGGCAAAGTCAAGAAGGAGGCCGAATGGTATGTGACAGGATTTGACCCCGTTGAGACCGTGCGTTTTGGTTTGCAGAAACGCATCAATATCTCCAAGGCTGCCTTCATTGCCGGGAAAGGGTTTTGGGTCTGCCATGAGGACAAGCAGCACGACCTTGGTGAGAAGTTGTCCTCTTGGAAAGACTCTGCCGGACTCGACCTCGCTTGGCTCGAATTAGTGAAGTCCTGCTTCCTCACAGGCGATGGGGCGATATATCTATATATTTATAATGGTCAACTCCGATACCAGGTCTTTTCCTATTTAAAAGGCGATACGCTTTTTCCCGATGTTGACGAAAATCGCAATCCGATTCTTTACCGACTTTATACACTCCGTGGTCGCAGAGCGGTTGATGTTTACTCTACCGAGCATATACAAACATGGATCGAGGGCGATAAGGACAACGAGAAAGAGCAGTCTTGGATAGCGAAATTCGGAGGATGGTTCCGCAAGGGGCTAAATTGGGGGTCTACAAAAATGAGCGAGGATGGATGGCGATGTGTGGCTGACACCGATGTGCAGACTCCAAATGGCGTGAGTCAATGTGTCTACTTCCGTGTCTCCGATATTCCATCTGGCATAGCCGAACAAGATATCAGAGCTCTTGAAAAAGCCGCCTCATTTGTGGCAGATGGTGTGAAGTCAACCTCTCAGTCAGTGCTGTTTGTCAAAGCAACTAAAATAGAGAATCTGCCCCAGACCGATTCTACAGGAAAGGTTATTGGTGTCAAGGGAGCGGTTGATGAGATTGCCGCTGCTGATGCAAAATATCTAACACCGCCCAACCTTTCTGATATTGCGACAATCGACATCGCGAATAAAAAGGAGTCGATTCAGCAGTCAACCATGTCGGTTGACATCACGCCTGAGATTTTCCGTGCCACCGACCCCTCCTCTGCCGCAATGAAACTCCTCTTTACCGATACTTTGATTTGGTGTATGAATGAGTTCGTGGAGTTTTATCCCGGTCTTGTGGAACTTGTGGATATTTTCAAGCATCTCGTCGCAAAACTTGAAATAAAGAAAGGTGGCGCAGGGATAGCCTCCATGCGCACCTCCTGTGGTTGTGACTTCTGGATTCCGCAAAACGATGCCGAAAAACTCAAGCAGGAAATCGACCAGGTACAAAACCGCATCAAGTCTCGAAAGTCAGCCATGAGTGATGCAGGAAATGCCCACGTGGAAGACTATGAACAGATCATGAAGGAATGGAGAGAAGAGCTTGACCTTAAGACACGCGTTCCGGCAATTGCTAAGGCAGAGGTCGAGCAGGAATATGGAGAACCAACCGAGGAAATTGAGGTTGTGGAAGAAGACGACTCGACTAAACCTAAAATAGACAACAAAGCAACAGGGAAGTCAATAACAGAATAGTGGATTTGTCATGTGACAGAAACCAATCGGGGCGCGGACACCAAGAAGTGTTTCGCGCCCTGCGTATATAAAATCAGAGAGCGCAAGTTGTACACCTTACGCCCTCTTAACCTTTTCAACACATGGTTGATAGGAAGAATCAAAACGGTAAATCATCCGGCTGTGGAGGCTGTGCTTGTACCATAGGCTGTACCGGCTGCTGATACTGAGTCTGCGGAGCATAAGTTGCCACATCAAGCCTCGCCGCTTTCCAACACGCCGCCGACATATAATGCTTGCCTTGATACTCGCGCACCGAGAAATCAACCTCCACCTCATACTCGCCGCCTTGCACGAAGCCGAACTTCTCGATATTGTCGTTCATCACCGAGAACACGATTGCTTTCGGATATTCCAGCTTGGAGTTGTCGTAGATAAGCACAACGTCCACTTTGCGCCATGCCTTTCCACTTTTGCTTGTGCCGCTTTGAATGGGGCTTACTGCGGCTACCAGCCCCTTGAATGTTGCCATATATTTTTTTTAATCTTTCAATTTGATTTCTTCAATCTCCAGCCCATACTGAGCCGCGAGAGCTTTTGCATCCTCGGCAAAATCCTTAATCGGATTCACAGCTTTCAGTTGGTAGAGAATATCCGCAGGTAGCGGATGTGCAGTGTGACAGTAGGGACAGGCTACGGAATACGACTCGGCCATAGACACAGTTCCTCCCCATAAGGGACTCCCATTAAGGCATCGCTCCTTTATCAAATCTCTCTTGTCATACTCGAACTCGCAACCGCAGTAGTCGCACTTCACTCGCTTCACAGGCAGCTCGCCCTCCTTGATAATCTTACTCATTCGTATCTTCGTTTTTGATTTGGTTAATTTTGTATGCGACCTGAAATTATGTCCTCCAACTTGACATTATTCTTCTCTTCCAACTCCTTAATCACTTCCTCGGGAATTTCAAGCAAATCCTTGCCGTCATTGAAACGGTAGCCGTGTTCTTCTGCAACCTTACGGGCCTTGCAGTAAGCACAGCAGTCGATCGCCGAATTGTCCAAGACTGAGCTTTCGACAAAAGCCTTATATCTGCACTCCGAGCATCTTGCCGGAAGCACGCGGATTGGTGGCAACACCTTTTCCTCGCTACCTTTCAGCACCCCATATTTATTAAGGATGTCAGTGGCTATTTTCAGCACTTCATAATCTTGTATGCGCCCATTCTTAATCATCGCCGCCAAATCGCTCAAAATCTTCCGTGCGAGCGCATCGCCATCAATATCTTCCGATTCGTCATAAGCAACTATTGCAGTACCATGCCCCAAGAACTCCGCAAGCTCTTTTTCGTAAAGCTCTCGGTAATCTTTCACCTTACCATAACCCCAAAACTGACGAGAGGCTTGCTTCCCGGCACTGTTCATCGCCTTGCCCGAAGCATCAATAAATTCAGGGTGAAAGCGCATAAACGCGCTCTGATTGTCCGCACCCATCAGTACCGCATACGCGATTATCTGCCGCGCGGTCTTGTTAACCTGCGGAAACGCTGATTTATCTTTTACTTCGGTTGGTATATTCAGTTCAGCCATATCAGTAACTCGGGAAATAGTCCACGATTATTGCTTGTTTGCAAGTCGGGCAATACACCCAACAACCCTCTCGTTGGTCGCTATGAACATCTTCACGCTCATAGGCGAATACACAACCACAGCGGCCACACTGCTTCTCTATCTCTTTTATTGGCTTCTTGCCCTCTTTAATTACTCTCATTTCATTTCAATCTTATAAATTTTCCCACAATGCCACACGTCCGCAGACATTCGGCATTATTCTCTCCCCACGCAATCAGAACACTTCCACATCCGCAGGAATCGCCCTGCGTGCCATCAGGGCGAAAGAATCTTACTCGTCCTCTCATTATCAGCAAAGCATCCGCAGTTGGGAAAATATCCTCGTGCCACATAGCCGAGTCCATACGGTTGAATGTGAGCGCACTTTCGCAAGAATGGCAATATCAGTGAATGAGTGTAAGGCGGATTGCAGAACACACGGCCATGCCATTGGCAGCTCAGACCATCCATCTCTTTTGTGAAGCATCTTTTTGCTGTGTAGAATACCTCATTCGGTGCGCACGGGTCTAAATCAAACTCGCCCAAAGCACGAATGATTTCAGGTGGCGTGTACCACTCGTCTGTTCGGTTCTTGCTTTGCTGAAAACTTGTATTCATCATATACTATCGTTTGCATTATAAACCAACCTCACCTCAATATCATGGAAATACTTCATCAGCTTCAATCTCAGCGGTAC